GCTTCAAGTCCGGAGATTTTCTCGGCTGCTTGTTTGTTGGTCATGAATGAAAGCATGGTTTTGGTGGATTAAATTTTTGGTGCGGATTTCGCGGTTCTATTGTGTCGGGGTTTCAACTTGTAGATTTTGAAGGATGAGCGAGCGGGCGTCCGCTGCGGTGCCGATGGCATCGATGAGACCCAGCTCGCCGGCACGTTGGCCGCTATACCATCCCGCCTTCCATATTTCTGGATCGAGCGTGGCACCGGCAGCGGTGCGGCCTGCGGTGACGTGTTCGCGGAATTGACAGCCCGCCTCGTTGATGGACTCTTGGAGGAATGCGAGTTGCTCCTCGTTTGGTTCGAGGTGGAAGGTGGATTTGTAATCAGCGCCTTCCGAGGTGAGGGCTTTGAACTCGATTCCGTTTTCTCTCCAGAACTCGGTGCAATCCGCCCAGGAAAGGATCGTCCCGATGTTGCCGACTTGGGCGGACTCGGTGGCCACGATGGCGTCGCAGCCTGCAATCAACTTGTAGGCGGCGGAGCATGCAAGGCCGGAAGCGTAGCCGATGGTGGGGATGGGAAGATCCGCGATGATTCCCGCGCATTCGACATTTCCCGAAACGGTTCCGCCTGGGGAGTTGGTGTGGAAGATGATGGCTTTCGCTCCGGCTTGGAGGCTGGCAGCGATCTCGGCTTCGATGGTGGCGTAGCGTGTGCAAAGTCCGAGCTTCTCATAGATCGGCGGGCATGAGTCGACGAGGGCCGCGTGGATGTGGATGTGAGCGATCCCGTCCGCGTCGATGCTCATGGGTTCGCGAAGTTCGAAGAAGTCCTCGATGGAGATGTTGATGGCGTTTGATTTTTCGGGGACATCCAGAGCGGCAAGCGCAAAGGTCTGGATGCTGTCCGGGCGCATAAGCCATTGTTGGCCTCGGATGCTGGAGAGCATGCGGAGCTGTGAGATCGTGGGGGTGATGGTTTTCATTCCTGAGATGTTTCTGTGGTTTCGTCCGTGCCGCTGTTAGAATCCGCGGCGACGTCGTTAGGGGTGAGCATTTCAAACTTGCGGCGATCGACGGTGAAACCTTCGGCGGCTTCGCGCTCGCGGATTTTTTTCTCGTAGCGGAAAACGGTTTCGATGCGGTCGTCCTCAAGTTCTTCGAGGTTGCCGCCTTCTTCAGAAACGATGTGGGATTTGTTCTTGATCCCGATCTTGAAATCCTCGCGGCGTTGCTGGGCGTCTTTCCCGGCATCGACTGAAAACTTGCGCGGCATGATGAATTTCCATTTCCACCAATCGGATGGATTTGATGGAGCTGGGAGGATTCCTTCTTTGATCGCTTTGGCGACGGCCCAGCGGACCTGCCGGAGCGCGGAAACTTTGATGGTGTCTTGTCGATCCTCGACGGACATCCGGGCTTGTTCTTGGATATTGCGGACCATGGCGGCGTTGATTTCGCTCGCCTTCCATGTCAGCTCATAAGGCCATTTCCCGCCACGGCACATCATACGGATGACGCGATCCTGGAAGCGGTCCCACATGTCGCCGGGGCGCTCATGTTTGATCTGCTCGATCTTGCCGCCGCTGTTGGAGCGGATGTAGCGGATTGTTCCGCCCATGAGTGATTCGGTGGCGGGTGCGCTGTTGTCGCTGCCGCCGGTGTAGCCGGGATCGTCGAGGTCTGGGCCGCCGGTCTCGTTGTATTCGATGAGGCCGATGGATGAGACCATGAGCTGGGCCATCTGTTCCCATTCGTGGGAGAGCAATGAGGCGCGGATGAATTTCAACGATGAAGCGCCGGCAGGAAGGCCGCGGCTTTGATCATGCCAGTTTTTGTCGGAGGAAAAATCGCAGTTCTTCGCGGAGATTTGGGTGTCCTCCTCGGGCATGTCTCCGAGGATGTTGTAGCCGACGACTTTTCCTTTTTTCCCCAATATCACGCCGTGCCGCATTTTCGCGCCTGTGAATTCCCCCTTGTCGATGTCGATGGTGCCGGGTGTGCGTTGGCCGATGCGGTTCGCGGGGATGCGGCGGGTCATGGGCCATCCGTTTTCCGTTGGTTCAAAAACAACGAGGAAATCCCCATCCCGATCTAGGGCGACGGAGTCCAACCAGAGGAGGGATTTTAAATCATTTCCGTGGACGTCGCACATCCCATACCATTGATCATTCAACCAAGCGGCGACGTCTTTTCCCCAACCTTTATCCTCGCCGATGAAGCTCGCGTCCCATGCTCTGCCGATGACGTTGTCCGCCTTCATGGTGATCATCCCCTCGTATGGTGGGAAGTTCATGAACATTTTCCGCGATCCTGAGCGGAGGGTTTTGAGATCCGAGTCCGGGACGAGCTTGTCGAAGTCGTCGGTGTGGACCGGTTCGGGGATGGCTCCGCGGTCGTTTCTGTTTGCCGAGTCTGCAAACCGGCGAGAGCTTACGGGGTTTCCGTATGGGTCGAGGATTGGCATGGCTTAAGTCAGGCGGGCGATGGTTCGGGATTGCGGGGTGGTTCCGGCTTCGATGTGTTCGAGAGCGATGCGTAGCATTGTCGCGTATTGGGAAATCGTCATCGAGCGGTCCGTGGTGAAGGTGGAGCCGTTGGTGGAGCCGCTGATCAGGTTGCCGCCGAGGTTCGCGTTGATTTCAACCATGGCCGCCGAGAAAGCGGCCTCGACCGCGGCGAGATTTTCCGCGCTGAGATTCGCGTATCGGATGACGTTCTTGATGTCGTTGATGGAAGCGCTCGCCATTTAATGGGCGGCGGTTTCAACGGGGAGTTGAAATCTATTTCGGCTCCTCATGAGATTCGATTTTCAAGACGCCACGGATCGCACATGCGACGATTCCCATGACCTCGGTGTCCCATAGGTGGTTGTGATAATGAGATTTGATTTTCTCCCATTTCCACACGCCGGGTTTCAGCTCGCGCTTGCTCTCGGATTTCATCTGGATGATGTAGTTCTGCGAGGCGTCGAGCGGGACTCCGAACATCCCACCGCCGATCTCGATGATCCCGGCGAGGGCGTCTTTTGCGCGAAGGTTGGAAAAGCTGATCGTGCGATAGCGCTGCCCGCGGCTGGTGGTTCCGAACTGATATTTTGAATAGATTTTCCAAACCTTGCGCGGGCGCTTCGGGGTGCCGACTTCGAATGAGTAACCTTTGGCGTTGTCCTGTCCGATCAGGATGTTCCAATGTTTGTTCATGTCCGGCCCGCAATGGAGATAAATTTGACGGACTACCTCGTCGGGATTGTAGCGGCCATCGATGAACACGTCGCGATTTTCCAATCCGTAGCGGGCTTGGAGGTCGAAGAGGGTTTGGTAGGTGTCGACTTTTCCCTCCCAGAGGAGGCGAGATTTCGGCTCGCCGCCGATCGACCAGGCGCGGATCACTACCCAGAAACCCTCCTTTTGGACGTCAATCTTCATGAATCGAGCGTGCTCAAGTTCCCATTTTTCGCCGTTGTTATAAGTTGCCTTGAGGTAGGGGTCGGAGCCGGTATCGAGCGTGGGGACTTCGGGCTTTTCTACCCAGAACTGGGCGAGGCGTTTCATGATAAACTGCTTGCGCGGTTCCTTGTCGCCGTTCTTCCATGCGTCCTCGGCGAGGAGCCATTCTTGGACGAGGGTGGAAAGTTGGATGCGCGGGTTCGCCATCGCTGGGATGTAGCGGGTGATTCGTCCGGGGATGTGGGAATTGTGGCGGCAGATGTAGAGCGATTTTTCTGTTAAGCGGTGGCGCCCTTGGGCGGTGTCTGGGTAGTGTTCCGCGCAATCCGGATTCTCGCATTCGTAGTGGACAGTCTTGTAGATTTTCGGCCAGTCCCATTGGTCGTTTCCGTCTTTGTGTTTTTCATATTTAACTCCGGACCATTTGAAAATCTGCTCGGTCCCGCATTCTTGACAGACAAATCCCCTATCAAATCCGAGTCCGTTTTTCGTGTGGGTGTGCCATTCGGTTTCTTCGTAACCACCCTGGGCGACGAGGAGGTTTTTTCTGTTCCATCGATCATGATGGCGTTTCAAAAGTTCGCCGATGATTCCGTGCTTCCAGATCCAAGGCTCGTCGCCGAGGGTGTAGCGCATAGAAACCTCCTGCGTGTTTGTAAGGTTGGCTCCTCCGGTAAGGTATTGCATCGCCGGGAATATGATGGTGTCCTTTCGGTCTTTGTGTCGGTCCGCCCCTTTTGGAATTAGCCGGGCGGTGGCCGCACATTTTTCAAAGGCTTTTTTCATTCGTGTCTCCATCCAATGAGTTGTCGTCTGGTCAGTTTGACCAAGGACTAAGGTTGGACCCGGAGCCTGAGCAGCAATCCAGCAAGAGGCCCCTTCCAAAACTGCAGATTTTCCCATTCCTGTATGTCCGACCGCCGCAGATTCATAGACATCTGGATCCGCTAGGTCATCGAGAATGTCGTCACAATGTCCTCCAGCTTGATACTTTGCGCCAATAGGGGAATCGGTCAGATATACATTCTCGGCGACCCAAAGAGATGGCTTTAATGTTTCTCTTGGTGCGTGGTTTTCTTTCCAGGCGACGGCCCATTCATTATCGAGCATTTTCATATTTCATCAAATATCTCGGAAAGCTCCTTCGCCTTCATTCGCCCGTAGTCGCGAAGTTTGACTTTCATTTTTGGCGCGGTGAGCCCCTCGAGCATCGGCGGCAAATCATCCTCCAAACCCTCCCACGCGGCTTTACTTGAAACCGCGGCGATCGATGCCGCTTCCATAGCGGTGGTTTTCAAAATATAAAATCCCTTTTGAACGTCGAGCTGGTGCTCTATTTTTTGACACTCGAGATCAAGTTTGCGCTCCTTTCGGGTCCTAATTCCTTCTGGTAGTTCTGTCCCGTCAGCGGTGGTGTGTCCGTTAACTTTTGGATTCTTGAGGGCGGCAATGTAGTTTTTGACAGATGGCCATAAAAGATACTTACCTCTCTCTCTTGCTTTTGGAAGGGTCCCGTTTTTTCCAAGCTGAGAAATGCGGGTCGGAGTAAGTCCAAACAACCTAGCCAGAACGACGGCCTCAACTG